CCGACCAGCCAAGCCTAACCAATGTCGCTACGGATGACAGCATCCTTATTGCCGATGCAAGCTTGACGGCTGGCGATGCACCCAGGCAGACGACTGTATCCAATTTATTTGATGATGCTCTTACCGGAGGAACTTATACAAATCTAAACCTTACCGGAGCGTTGACTTTCGGTACTGCCACAGGAAATCGCACTGTTTCAACAAGCGCAACGATTACCACAGGAACAATTCTAAATCTTACCTCAAGCACTGCAAGCATTACGATTGGAACGATTCCAACGCTTACGGCTGGCACCACGACAGCTACGGCAGAGAATGTTACCAACGGAACAATTCAATCGCTTACATCAAGCACTGCAAACATTACTGGTGGAACTTTTGGTGGTTTGTCAACAGGATCAATCAATTCAAGCTCTGGAACCATTTCCGTTCTTAACAGCACAACTGGAACTATTGGCAATTTTACAACTACACTAACCGGAGATTTAACAATTAGTGGTGGATCTGCAACTGTTGGAACAAGGGTAGCTGTAACAAATTCATCTCAATCATATACAAGAACGCATAATTTTACAACCACATCGCTTACAAGCGGAACAACTATTGCTTGGGATTTGTCGCAAAACCAAGTTGCAAGATTATCGCTAAATACAAATGGAACTCTTTCAAACCCGACCAATGCTGTTGATGGTGGAACATATATTTTAATTGTAACTCAATCAACTGGAACAAACACTTTATCATATAGTACTGCATATAAATTTCCAGCAGGAACAGCACCCACGCTTACGGCTGGATCTGGAAAGACAGACATAATGACTTTTGTTTCAAATGGAACAAATTTGTTTGGTGTTGCATCTCAAAATTATTCTTAATTATATTTATGGCATGGCCAGTATTTCCATTTGGTCTGCTTGGCGCACAAGATATTCTTGCTGACATTCTTATTGTTGCTGGAGGTGCTGGAGCGGCTGGTGCTAGTCCTCTTTACACATCAGGCGGCGGCGGCGGAGCCGGTGGATTGAGGTATCTTTCATCTGAACCACTTAAAAGAAATTTAACATATACAATTTCAGTTGGCGGCGGTGGAGGAGGAGGAAGCGGTTATACTGGCCCAGGTGTAAATGGAAATAATTCAGCGTTTGGATCAACCACATCAACAGGAGGAGGCGGTGGAGGAGGATATTCAAGTATAGGAAGTGCTGGTGGATCTGGTGGCGGAAGCTCTAATGCAAATACAACTACCCCGACAGCGCAAGGAATAGCAGGTCAAGGAAATCAGGGTGGAACAGGATCTAGTGTTTATGGGAATGGAAGCGAATCAGCAGGAGGTGGTGGAGGATCGGGAACATCTGGAAGTAATGTTTCTGTAAATGGAACAGGAGCAGCGGGAGGTTCCGGATCTTCATATTCAATTAGCGGATCTTCAGTTGTATATTCAGGTGGCGGAGGAGGAGGAGGAAGGAATGGAGGCGGAGCTGGAGGAACAGGAGGTGGCGGAAATGGCACAGGAGGAGCTGGTGGTGGTGCTGGCGGAGGAGCAAATACAGGTGGAGGCGGCGGAGGTGCGACTTGCGTAAATTCTGGAACATTTTCAGGAGGAGGTGGTGGTAGCGGAATTGTGATTGTAAGAACACTTGATTCTTACACAGCATCGAACACAACAGGATCTCCAACAATAACTGTAAATGGTGGATATAGAATTTATTCTTTTACAGGCGATGGAAGTATAAGGTTTTAATCATGGCTCATTTTGCAAAATTAAATGAAGACAACATTGTTTTAGCAGTTCATGTTGTTAATAATAATGTAATCAATGAAAATGGAGTTGAATCAGAAGAAATTGGAATTAAATTCTTATCAGAACTTCATGGTCATCAAAAATGGAAACAGACATCATATAATTCAAGAATAAGAAAAAATTACGCTGGAATCGGGTACACATACGATGAACAAAGAGATGCTTTTATTCCACCCAAAAAATATAATTCATGGATTTTGAATGAAGAATCATGTGTATATGAACCACCAATTCAATATCCGGATGATGGTAAAATGTATGCTTGGGATGAACAAACAATTAGCTGGAAGGAAATAATAAATGACCCTATCTGAAATAGCCCAATACGCAGGTGAAAAAGTCGGCAAGACCGACTCCGACACATTATTGTTTCTCCAAAAAGCCGCAAGCTTGGCTTACCGGAGGGTATGGAATTTTGCGCCATGGCGCGAGACTGTAACCAGTTCAACATACTCGGTTGGAACCAACCGCACGATTACACTTGGTTCCAATGTGGAGACTCCGTTGTCTGTTTCCTACGATAAGTCAGAGGTAGACCCAATTGATTTGGCAACCATCATCAGCCAGGATGCGGATTTGCTTGAAGAAACAAGAACTGGAACTCCTGTGCTTTATCATTTTACTGGTCGCAATACCAGCGGAATTGCCCAGCTTGATCTTTATCCAAGGCTCGCTACGGCTGGAACAGAAACTTTGCGAGTTGTGGAAAAACTAAAATGCTTAACCCGCACAAATATTGTCGTTGATTTTCCTCCGGCTACCACCGCCTTGGATGATGAACTTCGCTTGCCACATGTCCACCAAGTCGTGCTTGCATTAACTCACGCAGATGCCTTGGAGCGCGAGCGTCAATACGCCAAGGCGCAAACTGTGGTGCAGACAGCCAATGCAGACCTCGCGGCCATGGCTAATTACGAACTCAGCCAGGTTGGTGGCGTAAAACAGATTACACCTGTTAGCCTTGGCGATTTGATGACCGAAGAAATTACGGCTGCTTAACATAAAAGGAGTCTAGGTGCCTTACTACTCCGATAATCTTGACGATCTGCTTGCCTTTGACGGCATCCGTAGCTTTGCTGGAGGCCAAGCCAGCGGTCTGCAATCCGACCTATTGGCTGAGAACCAAGTTCGTGAATTGTCGAACATGACGTTATCCCCAAGGGGAAGTCTTGAGACAAGGCGCGGCGTAAGCAGTTTTTGCACAACTGCAACCAGCGCGGAGGGTTCGGTTGGTGGCATGAGGTATTATGACACAGCCGCGACTGAACGACTTGTCACGGTGACGCAGGGGCGTGTTTATACGATTGATTCAACCGGATCTGCCGACATTCATCCGGCAGACGAAACATGGTCACAGGTCAATAGAACTTGGGGATCTGAAGCACAGAATTGGGCTGATGGATTTTCAACCGCAACAGATGCTCCAGTGAAAATGGCGCAGTTTAACGACAAGATGTACATGGCCGATGGCGATGGCGATCTTTATTATTACGATGGGAATATTGTTACCAGGCAGGCTGGAAAGGTTCGCGCAATAACCGTCACAACTGCTGGGTCTGGATATACCAGCGCGACTGCCATCGTCACAGGACCTCAATGGGGCGGAACTTATCCACAGTTAATCACCACCGTTGCAGGTGGTGCAGTAACCGGAGTAACCATTGTCGATGGAGGATCTGGATACGGTTATACTCCGGATGTGACGATTATTGGAGATGGATCTGGCGCAACTGCTACGGCAACCGTAAGTCCTCCTCCAACAAATTTAAGGCTTTTAATCAATACTGGTAACAGGTTATTTGCAGTTGGATCTGGTGCGGAAAGGAACACGCTTTATGCATCAGACATCTTGGATGCATCCGTATGGGATTCACAGAACAGCGCGGTTATCAATGGAGATGATGGGGATGAGATTGTTGCTATTGTTGCATACTATCAAAACCGAATCATTGTCTTTAAGAAACGTCGAATATTCCAGGTAACGATACCTGCTGATATGACAACGGCTGCGGATTGGACGATTGAGCTTATCTCCAACAGCATTGGATGCGTAGCCGAAGCCACTGCGGTTCAGGTCAATTCGGATATATTCTTTCTATCAGATGATGGAATTAGGTCGTTAATCAGATCTGCGGCTGATGACTTTACCTCGGTTGGATTGCCAATTTCCGAAGTGGTGAAGGATGTTATTCAATCAATCAATACGGCTGCAATTGGTGTATGTACTGCTCACTTCTATGACAATAGGTATCTGCTTGCATTCCCAAGCGAAGCTAATGACGTAAACGATACAATACTTGTTTACAATACTGTGTTGCAGGCTTTTGAGGGAACCTGGACTCCGAATGTCATGCAGTTTGCACTGACTAATTTTCAGGATGAGGGCGCAAGATTGATGCTGAAAACAACCACTGGCCAGATTAACAAGTACAGTGGATACAAAACACCGGCACAAGTGACATCGGCTGACTACCAGGATGCCGGAGTTGATTATGAATCCTATGTCCGAACAAAGGACTTTAACTTTGGAGATCCTTTCTCGGCTAAGTATGGCAGCCACTTTGAGGTTATCTTTGACGATTCATTTTCAACCGACGCATCTGTGTCAATTCAGCGAGACATTGACGTTGGTGACATTGATGTACAGCCAAACCTAAACATTTCCAGCGCGGCTTTGACATTGCCATTTACCCTTCCAGCTATCCTTCCGATCTCAGTCAAGAAAAGGCTTGCCAGTGACCTTCGTGTATACGAGAAATGGAGGTTGCTTAACATCAAGATCACCAGCGCGGCAAACAAAATGGCTGTACGCCAAATCACTGCTGCGGCCAATCCTGACACCATTGAGGTGCAAAAGAGCCTATGACCCCAATGGAATACATAGAGTTATCTGGTGTTCCAGAGTCGAAATGGCCTACATTTAAGGAATGGTTTGCATGGCATGAGAGGCGCGACTTGGTTGGGGTGGCCAAGGATGGTGATAAGATAGCCGGAGTAGCTATTGCCAGGTGTGTGAATGATTCACAAAATGTTAATCATTATGAACATACTGAGGATGGTGATAGTATCTTTGTTGATTTGACAGTGACAAACACAGATGGTATAAGTAACGCCTTGAGTCGCAAGGCTCTAAAATGCCTGCTGTCGATCCTGTGGGATCGTTTTGGTCCGCGCAGGAGGATCACATTCAAACGCTCTGGCGTTTACAAGGAGTACGATTACTTGAAATTTTTGCGAAAGGCTATGGTTTAATTATGGGCGGACCATCTGTTCCGGCACCTCCTCCGCCTCCCGACCCTAATGCGGTGGCACAGGCTAATGCAGAGGCGTATAAAAAGAATGTAGAGACCTATATCCAGAAGGCACCAGAAATGGCTGCGCTGGAAAACAAGCTTCGCATTCAATACATGCCCCAACAGCGTTCCCTGGAACGCCAGCTTTCAGCTCTTGACCAACAAGCGGCGGCTTTATCCAGCCTGCAAATGGAGCGTCAATACGGACCACAGCGTACTCTTGAAGGATTGCGCCGGTCTTATGAGTACAGCCCCCAGGCATATGCTTTGAATCGAGGACTTGGCCAGCAGATGACACAGCAATTCGCTCGTCTTTATGGAACCTCGCCATATGGCGCGGTTGAACCCAATGTTGCCTTTGCTCCTCGCGCCATGCCTCCACAGGACATTTACGGAACGATTGGCACAAGCATTTCCAATCCTCCGCTCCAAGGTTAAGTTATGGCCAGCAAATTAATAAACACTCTTTATTTGCAGTCAAAAAAGGCGCAA